CCAACTAAATCTACTTAGCATACCATGAGCTGTTGTAGCTGCTTTTTGTTTTGCTATTGTACGAAGCCCCGGAGTTACAACTTGATTGCCTTTTTCATCTAGCAATTTAGATCCATCTTCATTAACTTCGTTAGTGTCTGTAAGAGATTTATTCTTTGCTTTTGTTATTGTACCAACTACAGAGTTACCATCACTTGCAATAGCATAGGTTTCATTGTTAGATATGTAATACTTATCATCAAGTTTAGTGCCGGGTGTAACTGGTAGTATTCCTACAGCTTTCTTTTCCGCAGCAGTCCATGCTGTAAATATTTTCCTAGAATGAGTAACATCATCTATTATCATTGTTTTGGGAAATCTTATAATCTCCTCTATTTTATTATCCTTTATTAAAGCCCACATATTTTTATCTCCTAAAAAGTATTGTTATATTTGAATGGCACGTCAGCCCATGCTCCATAAACCATTGTAGCACCATTAATTTCTGTATTAGAACCTCTTACCTTAAAGCCATTAGAAAGAAAGTCTATAGGACTTGCAGTTGAAGCTGAACCCTCTGCAGCATTTGAGTTCCAATAAATTCTAACTTGAGAATCAGCATTAAAGGTTGACCTAGCAGTATCTCTTACTTGCCAATTTTCTGTAGCATCTGCAGCTTTAACAAAAACTAAACGTGGTCTGAAACCTGTATAAACAAATGGTCCATTTGCATTAGAATTACCTTCAAACGAACCAAACTTTTGCATACCTTCAACATCTGCCCAAGTATAACATACATAAGTATTACTACTTCCATTTACTTGACCATAAGCTGAAAGTGTTAATAAACTAGTTGTTGGGTCTGCTGTATATGGTCCATTAGAACCTTGATTTGCATTCCAACCTGAATTACTATTTAATTCACCAAAAGAATCATAATCACCATTATTATATCCTTGATGCCAAACATTCCACCCATTACTAGAATTTCTTTGTTTAATAATTGTCATAGCAGGTTTTACTCCAAGTCCATGTGCTATCGTGCTTCCTGAAGAACCATTTCCTGTATAAGTTAATATACTAAATTTACTTTTATCATTTGTTTGCCTTGTAACTGTAATATCTCCAGAACTATCTGAAGTAGTTGTTCCTCCATTAGCTTTCCAACCCCATGCTACATATGTTGCACCACTATCATTAGGACCAGTAGCACTACTACCTAATGTAAAACCATCAGTACCAAATGCAGAATATATGGAAGCATAACCACCACCAGTTTGTTCTGCATCAGTACCATTTGAAAATAAAAATTTATTTATACCTCTTGATGTATCACTTAAATAATTTGTTCCTGCTCCACTTCTCTTTTTAACCCATAAAAGGTCAGGTTGTAGATTTAATCCTGTTACTGCATTAGTGCTACTATTACCTGTATAAGTAACTATACCAAATTGTTTACTAGGATAATTTGTTGAAGTCTGTGCAGGGTCTATGTCATCTGATACAGGTACACTAGCTGAACCTAAAGCTAAAAATCCTGTTGGTGGTGTATAATAAAAATCTCCAAATCCATTACTATCTGTAGCATTTGCAGAGCCACTTGTTTTTGAATTACTAAAGCTAGAATCTTGTCCACAGTTTATATGAACAGTACCGGGGTTATTAGTATAATAATCTGACCAACCAAAATAATAAGTTTCACTAGCATCTAATCCTGAGAATGCTTCATTACTTCCTGCAGCAGGGTCACCACTTGCTTGAAATGTACCATTTTTAGACCACCATATTTTACCATTATCTGCATCAAAAGCTAATCCAATAACATCTCCAACACTAGTCCAACTACTTCCATAAGATGAAGAACTACCTCCATTACCTCTTTTTTGACCATTCCATGCTTGATATTGGTAAGCTCCAGTACCATCTAAAAGATGGTTACCATATTCTACATTTATTTGTCTTACTATTCCAAAACAATGATAATTATTATTTACAATATTATTTAATTCTATGTAATATTTACCAGTAGCAGGAAAAGCAAAATTAGATATTTGTACTGGATAACCACCAGAAGTTGTCCCTACTCTACAATTACCCTCAGAAAAAGTAGTTGTACTACTACTGCCTCCCTGATAGTGTTGTGAGTTCCATGTTCCAAAATTTGTATTAGCTCCCATATTAACTCCCTGTTCCTACAGTTGGACTATCAAGAACTTGATGGTCTGCACCCATGTTATTTGCTGTAAAATCATTATTGTTTCCTGAACTGTCATTACCTAAATCTCCTGAATTTTCAAATTTAAGATGAAAACCATTATTACCAAAGGTTGTACCACTAGGGTCTTTTGGAATCCACACTCCATTTTTAGATTCACCAAACTGTGTAGGTTCATATGATTGTCCATCTGTAAAAATTACCTCTGCCATATAACCATCAAAATAATATGTTCCACCACCTAGTCTGTGTGTATCTGCTGTATTAAATCTACTTAAATCAGAATTTTGACTAGGGTTTGTACCTCCATTTACTGTTAATCTATCTCCATTTAAATATAATTTAAATCTATCTGTTGCTGTAGATTGTGTAGTATCATATCTAAATACAATATGATTAAAACCTGAGATATCTCTAAACTTACCATCACTATCTGTTCTATTTCCTCCTGATGTTCCAAAACCATATACTGCAAGAGAGTCTGAAACAAAAAGAAAAGATGCACCACTTCCATCAAAACCATTATTTTTACATATTATTTGTGGATAAGTACTTCCTCCTGTTAGTGTAACTTTTTTTATCCATGCACTAAATGTATATGTTCTTTGAGAAGTAGGTGTACCAAAAGTTCTACTTAAATTACTGCTAGCAGCAGCATCAAATCTACAGCTTTGTTCTATCTGATAGTCATAAAATTCACCACCACCTGATGCACTAGGTATTGCATTACTGTTTTGTAATATTCCCATTATGCGTATACCACAGAGTTAGTTAGATAAACATTCGTGCCATCGGATAAGTACGATACTAGATAAGTTCCTGCTGTTGTTAAAGTTGCTGCGGTTGTAGCAGATCCTTTAGTGTTTGTATGCAACGATACAGTATGACCTCCACTATTTATTAATAGTATGAATCCTGACTGACCATCTGGTATGTTAGTAAAAGTTAAAGTAAAGTTTCCACTAGGTGTACACTTAAAATTATTTGTTGCGTTTAAATCAAACGATCCGTCATTATCTGAAGTCAAAGCATTTCTTTGCGGTGCTGTAAAACTTTGTGTTACATCGGTCTTTGCATTATCACTATCAAAAGCTTCTACATCAGATCCTATAGCTAATCCTAAACTTGTTCTTGCTGTTGCTCCGCTTTCTGCTACAAAGTTACTGCCATCTCCTACAATAAAATTACCATTCGTTACAGCAAGCCCTGCTACATCCTGTAACTGTGCATCTAGTCTTGCATTGGCAACTGTACCTGTAAGCTGAGTAGCAACTATACTTTTGTTTGTTAATGTTTGTGTAGCTGTTGTACCAACTATCTCTTGATCACCTCCGGGAGGTAGCGTTAAGACATTAGTTACTGTAGCGGAATGTGGTTGTGATTTTACAGTTTGCCCATGTGAGTTACTTTCACAATTAAATACTATTGTGCCGGGATTGGTATTTCCTTTTACAACAACTTTACCTGTTCCATGTGGAGCTAAATCTATATCTCTATTAGAAGATGATACAATGTCTTTTGCTAAAACATCTAAATCTCCTCCTAACTCTGGAGAAGTATCTGATACAACATCTGTTATACCACTACCATCTGTACCAGAATAACTAAAGTGTACACCTATACCATCTGCGTTGGAAAATGATCCATTAGAAACAATATGAGTAACTGGAACTTTTGAATAACCACTAGCATCGGTTACTGTGCCTGACACTTTAAATGTTGCATAAGTTGATGCAGTTCCCTCTTTTGTTATAGTAATAATTCCTCTTGCAGTTGAATTGACAACGTCATCAAAACTTTGAACATATCCACTAATGTCTGCACTTGCGTCATCTGCATCATCTATATATAAAATACTTACACTAGATAAAGTTCCGTTATTAAAAGCTATTTTACCTGCACCCGGATCTGCATCAGAAGTGCTATTAGAAAAAGTCATAGATAATTGTGAGTTCGTTCCTGAAGCTCCTGTTGCTCCAGTTGATCCAGTAGAACCTGTCGATCCAGTTGACCCGGTATCGCCAGCATTTCCAGATCTAGAAAAATGAACAGACAATTCATCTGCTGCACTAAACGTATTATTAGAAGCTACATGAGTAACTGCTAGTTTGTTATATCCAGAAGCATCAGTAGAACTTCCTGTAATATTAAATCTTGCATAGGTTGACCTGTCATTAATATCATAAATCATCAGGCTACCTTTTATGGAACTTGTACTGTCATCCCAAGTTAAAACATCTGTAGAAGTGGTAACACCATTTGCATCTGCATCATCTATATAAATAGCAGTAGCACTTGCGTATGTTCCATTGTTAAATGCAATCTCACCTGCTCCGGGATCTGCATCCGATGTACCTGAATCAAACTTGTAATAGTAACCCGGTATTGCACCATCTTCACCAGATGCTACAAAGCTTATAAATACTTTATCATTGTTAGCTAATGTACCTGCACTATCTATATACACTAAATTTACTTTCGTATATCCAGAAGCATCAACCACAGCTCCCGTTACTTTATAGACTGCCCATACTACTAGACTGTTTGCTTTACTTATTCGTATTCTACCTCTGTTAGTATCGTTACCTGCAACATCATCAAAGCTTTGAACCCATGCAGAAACATCTGTGCCATTGGCTTCTAAATCATCTATGTATGCAATAGTTGCAGAAGCTAAATTAGCATTGTTAAATCGTACAACGCCTGAACCGGGATCACTATCGGTAGTAGTAGTGCTGTAGGTAAATTGTGCAGAGTCTCCTCCTGCTGGTAGAAAGTCTGCTACTGTTGTTAAGTTACCATCGCTATCAAAGCCTAGTGTTTTACTTGCTCTGCTTGCAGCATTATCTGCAAACTCTGAAGTAGTAATACTATTAGTACGAGAAACTTTAAAGGATCTATCTATCTCTTCTTGCTGCTCTATCAACTGGTGCGTAATCTTGTCTAAACTTTCTTCAAAGCTACCAGATAAAAACGGATCGTTTTCAACCAAGTCTAGTGTTTGCGTATTAGCAGTATTACGAATAATAACAACTGTCTCACCACTAGCAGGAGCAGAACCAAAAGTAACATTACCTCCACCATCAACACCAACATTAGATACATCATAATGTGTCGTTATAGTTTTAACTGTCTCTACACCTGTAGAGCTTCTAATAATTACAGTCAAATCTGCTGCTGCAAATATTTTAAAAGCATAAGCAAATGCGGTAGTGCTACCATCTCCGCTATAGCTGTTTTTAATGGTTGAACTAGATACTGTCATTACATACTCCTTCTGTTACGCTCTTCTTCTCTTTTTTCATATTTAAGTTCCTTTATTCTTTCTTTTAAATCCCTTCCATATACAGGATGTTTTAATAAAGCTTTTTCAGCATCTTCTCTTGCTTCTCTTACTTCTCTTCTAATTTCTTCTATAGCCCACTCATTACCTTTTCTTCTTTTTTTATTTTCCCATGAGTTTTTTCTTGTAACTATTAATTTTGTTAAATTTTTTAAAGTTAACTCTCCTGCTCTTTGATGAAACCAATCTCTCTCATCATCAGATAATTCAATAGGACTATCTGGTGGAGCATTATCAAATTGTAAAGCATCAGGATGTTCAGTAATCTTTGCTCGTAAAGACCATATCTCTTCATCAACTGCATTAGGTTTATGTGTAGATTTATAAAATGGTGATATTATATCTGGGCCAAACGCACCACTATTAATTATTTTTCTACCATACAAATCTCTTCTAGGTTTTAATGTTTTACTCAATCCCGGTGTTCTTGCTTTTATAGCATCTAATGTACTTCGTGTGTCTCTTAATACACCATCTACATACGACTTGTTTACATTAGCTATTACAGTTGGTACTGCTGAAGCTATAAACTGTTCAAATGTTTTTTTACCTTTATATTGTGGATTACGAATAGTATCTATAAAATTTGCAAAGCCTTGCATCATAGTTTTGTTTGTTAATGAATAACCAATAGAAGCCATAGTTGTATATACTAATTTTTCAACTTCTTCAGCGTTTAAATCTAAAAGGTTTTTTCCGTTTAAACCAGTATTCATTAAATCACCAATATCTCCCATTATCATCATAATTGTAGAAAATGGCTCTAACCCTCGTATACTTATATATTCATCACCAAATTTAACAGAGTAAGGTTTCCACCCTTGTCTATATAATGTAGCTTTTAAATCTCTATCTTCTGGCCCACCACCTGTTAATCTACCTTCTGCTATTAAGGAATATGTAGCCATCATAGCAGCAGTACCTATAGACATTTTTGCTAACGCCATGTCTTTTCTAGCACCACCAGCTTTTACATCATCCCTCATATTTTTTAATAACATTCCTGCTGGAGTATGTTCTGTTGCATATTTAAAAGCATTAGCCGGTGTTTTAAAGAAAGGCACAAACCATCTTACAAAAGGAGTTCTTGCTAATGTTTGTGCTGCTTTTAAATTTGGGCCTAACTCACTTTGCAATGTTATATATTTAGCTGTAGTCTCTCCTTCTATTGTTGCTTCAACTGGAGGATTATAAACATAGTCTGCTATAAAATCAGACATTGTTTCTACATCTGTATCTTTACCTTGTACAATAGCTTCTCTATAAGCTCTCTTATATAATGCCATTCTATTAGCAGATACTTTAAAAAAAGCATCTTCAAAACCTAGCATTTTTGTTGGCACTCTACCTAGTGTAAATATGTTACCTGCAATATTTGCAAACTGTCCTAGAAATCCTGATGCTTCAAAACCCTCTGCTGAAAATGCTCTAGTTCTTGTTCTTTCATAATCTATTTTACTACCTTGTAAAGTTGTGTTTTCTCCTTTATAAGCTTGTGCTGCTAATGACCAGTTCTCATTTATATTTGCCATAGATGCAAATAATGCTGCTCTAACTTCACCAAAACGCACTCCATCTTCTTTACCAGTAATTCCTCTACGAACACTTCCTATAGCTGCTGCACCCGCAGTATCTACAACATAATTTAATGAAGTTAATGCAGCACCAATAATGTTTTTTGCATGACTAATAGGTGAGCTTAAAATAATATTTATCCATGCTTCATACATTGCATTAAAAGTTTTTTTAGCTGGCCCTCCTAAAGTATTAGTATATTTTAATCTTTGAGATCCTTCTTTTAATGCTAGATAAGATGATACCATTTGTTTAACACTACTCTCACCGCCATATTCATTTAAAATATTATTAATATCTATATTTTTTAATTCGCTTGCATCAGCTTCTCTTGTTGGAATATTAAATTGTGCTAATGCTCTTGCTGTTTCTGTTTGTGATCCTTTTATATTAGCTTGTAAATTAGCAAGTAATGTAGCTTGTTTTTTAAATGCTAATAAGTTTGCTGCTGAGTCATCTCCATCTACATTAATTTTTTTTGCTAACACATCTAGCTTTGATGCTTCTGTAATTAACAAGTCTCTTGCAGCTAACATTGTCTCCGCAGCACCCATGCCCTCTAACTGTATAATATTACCCGGCCTTCTATCTAGTATAGCTGCTTTTAATTTACTTTCTCCTACACCAATTAAATCTGCAAGCTGTCTAGTTGCAGCTTGTGTAATTTCTCCTCTTTTTGCTTCATTAATTTTACCTGCAAATTTATTACTAGCTACCTGTAAAACATCTATTACATTATCTTCATTAGGTATTAATGTTTCACCTTTTTTATTTACAGCACTAAAATCTGTAAGATCTTCTGGTGATACTTCTACTCTATTAGGTTCTGATAAATCTTTTAATGTCTCTGCAATTTTTTGATCAGTAGGATTTATATATTTATCTCTTGCTTGTGTTTCTGCTGTTGTCTCTGCTGCTTGTTCTAATATAGGGCTTTCAATTTCTGTATCTTGTTTAGCAGTAACAGTTTTTTCTTTTTCTCCTATAAATTCTCTAACAGGTTTTGGTTCGTCTAACTCTTCTTTCTTTTTTATTTTCTCTTTTGATAATGTAAAAACATCACCTAAGTCTTTTGAAAATACACTTATTTTTCCTGCACCTGCAATATCAAAAGGTTCCATACTTTCTTTAGGTTCTTGATCTACTGTTTCTAGTAAGTTAGGATTGTCTATTACATTTACTTCTGCTGTAGGTGCTTCTACATTTTCCATAGATATAATATCTTCCTGCATCTCTTCAGCAGGGAAAAGCTGTGTTTGTTTAGCCATAATTTTTCCAAAAAAAAAGGAGCCGTAGCTCCTTATAATTAATATGTGTGTACTTTATTTTACTGGTTGATTTCTTTTAATAGCACCAGTTATATATGTGTCCTCTAAAGATTGTTCCGGTAGTTTAGCTTCCTTTATCTGTATCTGTAAGCTCTTCATCATTGGCTCTTCCGGGCTGTATTTCTTCAGCATCTTTTGATATAGTCTCTCCAAGTTGTTCATCATAATCACCTTTAAAAAATACTTTAGTATCATAATCTACCACATCAGCTTGTGAAACTCCAGTTAATTTTTGTATCTCTACTAATACATCAAAATATAATTCTCTCATTTCATCAAACTTAGCTGCTGCATTATTAGCATCAAAAGTATCATCAAATTCTGGTATGTATTGAAAACGCACCCCTGTAATTCCAGCTATTTTTTCTCCAGTTTGCACTTGAACATTAACTCTATCTTTAGATCTATTATCTGTTATAGCTGTAAATCCATCTATATTTTTTGCTTTTAAGATAGCTTCTACTTGATCTAAAAATGTTTCATCTTGTCTAGTAACAAAATATATTTCACCACCCGGTCTTTCTTTACCTGTTGTCTTATTTACTGGCACAACTTTAGATATAAATACAGAATCTTGGTTTTTTTCTTTACCTATTTCTATTAATCTTTTTGTTATGTCTTTTGGATTAAAGTTTGAGCGAACTACAAATTCTACATTTAAAGACCTCTCTGGATCACCCATAAACTTTCCTCTACTGTTATTGGCTTGATAAGTAATAACTGTTTCGTCATTTCTAAGTACCTCATCAAAAGATGCTGCCATTTCTGCTTGCTCTACATTACTAGGTATTTTATCTGGTCTTTGTGCTGATACTCCTAACATAAATCTGTCTACTGGTGCTTGTAAGCTATCAAGTTCTTCTTGTGCTTGTAACTTTACATTTTCTGGTGTATCTATTTTATTTATTATAGATCTTAATTCTTCTACTCTTTTGGGATTAGAAGATCCTCCAAAACTTGCTTCTAAATCTAAACTACCACCTTCACCTAATTTAGATGTCCATCCATTTTGTGTCCACTCATCTTTTTCTAAAAACCACAATACAGCTTGTAACGCATCAGGTTTTAAATCTGTGCCTATGTCTATTCCTTCTTTCTTTAATATGTTAGCTGCATTTTCTATAACTTGTTGTCCAAAACCAAATGAACTTCCTGTTTTTAAATTTCCTAATTCAGTATCTTTAAGCATTTCTCCTGCAACACCTTGCTCTGCTACAGGAGGTATTCTAGAAAGCCCTGCTTTTTTTCTTAAATATCTAGCTGCCCATACATCTATAGTTGCTTGATTACTAAGTCCTAATAGATTGCTCATAAAATTTATTGTTTTTGGTTTTTTACCTCTTTTAACTTCTCTAAATAAATCTAATATAGCTGCTACTGCTGCTGGACTATTTGCATTATACAATTTACCTGCTGCATTTGTAATCATTGGAAAGACAGGTTTCTTATTTACATAAATATCTTTAGCTGAAAAACTCTTTCCTTCTTTCTTTCTTTTAGCATAAGCATTTATTTCTGTATCAAAATCTCCTCTAGAATATCTACTTAAAATATCTATAGTATTTTTATAATTTTGTTGCACAGTTGTTTGTGCAGAAGTTGCACCTAAAACATCAACAAATAAATCACCAAGCCCTCCATATTCTTTTCTTAATCTTTTTCGCATAGTTTCGTACCAATTAGAATTTTTTAAAATACTTTGAGCATTTACATCACCAGCATCAGCTTGTGCTTTTAATTCTTTTATATCTTTTACTATCTCGTTAGTAATATTTGTAAGATGTTGTTCTTTACTAACTCCTTCTGGTGGTGTGTGAAAATTATATGGTATTTGATTAAAAGGTTTTTTTACTTCATCTTTATTTAAAATTTTAATACTACTATCTTTTGTATTTAATTCTAGCTTTGCCCATCCATCAGCTTCATTATAATTACTTTTAATTCTATTAACCGCATCTATAACTTCTTTTACTTTTGTTTTATCTTTAACTATTTTTTTAATATGAGCTTCTTCTTTTGATATTATTTTTATTGGAGGTAACCCACTACCTACCATACCACTATCATCTATCTCAACTCGTTTTGCTACATCTACTGCTTGTCTTACTGCTGAACCTAATACAGGAATAGAACCACCTAACACAGTACCAGCGGCAGCACTATAACCAGCAGTTTTTAATAATTCATTAAAATCAAACTCTTTTCGCCCACCAGCTTCTAATCCTATTTCCTGTCGAAAGTAATTATCCATAGCTCCGTATGCAGCACCTTCTACTCCACCAACTGCACCAGCAATACCTGCGTTTTTTATAAGATTAAGTAATACATTCTTACCACCAACTTTTTTTGCTAATTGTCTTGTTACTAAACCTAAAGCACCTAACCCAAAATAAGTAGATGGATCACTTAAAACCCCTTTAAAAAATCTAGCTGTACCAGCTTTGGTAAAGTTTTTTAAACGATCATAAGCATTCATACCATAATAAAATGCCAACCTTTGATAAGGTTCTGCTTTTTGCATAGTTACTGTATCATATCCCATCTGTGCCATATTATAGTTAAAAAAACCTATTTGCTCTAAAGCATATCTTCCAAAATCTACATCACTTATTGGTATACTTGCAGGTTTTGCTATAGGCTCGCTAAAGCCTTGTATATTAGCTAAAGTTTTTTGAGATTCTCTTGCTCTATCTCTTTTCTCTTTATCCATTGCATACATAATGCGACCAACTGTTTGAAAGTTTTTTTCGTTAACTAATACCTCATCTGTAACTTCATCGGTAGCATCTATAGGTTCTGGTATAAAATTAGGATCTACTGCAAAAGAAGTGTCCATACCTTTTTCTTCTAGTATAGGTGCTAGATTTGTATAATTATGTGCAGCTTCTCTGCTTTTATAAAAGTCGCTATCAGGACTAAATAAATTATTATATTCATCACTCATTATTTATTAATCTTCCTTTTTTATTTGCCTTTTTGCATATTCTATTGCTTGTCTAATTCTTTTAATATTAGTTTCAATTTCTTGTAATTCATATCCCTCATATAAAGGAGAGTTTGCATCTAATAATTCTATAACACTTTTATCATTTATAAATTCAGTTGTATCTTGTGATACTGCTTCTTTTTTTCCTTCAGGTATAACGCTTTTGCTAAATAAATCTTCTACACCTCTATTCTTCCATGCTGATGGAAGTATACTAGGAAGTAAAGGAGGTCTATCAAAACCAATTATTGTACTATTGACTTGTTTAATAACTTTGTTTTTAGCTTCTTCTGGTGAATACTTTAATTCATTAGCCTTTGCACCATCTTTAATGGTTATTCTTTGTAAAGCATAAAACTCCTGTATAGCTTGTGAATAAATTGTAGCGTACTCATCGTCTCTATTAAGATCTATAAGAGTTTCTAATTGTCTTATAAAATCATCATTATGAAATTTTGCATCTTCACCTTCATAAGTATTTTCTTTACGATCCTCTGCTGCTTTTCTAATACTATTAAAATCATCAAATTTTAATTTACCTATTGTTTTTTTATCTTGGCCTTCTCTTTTTTTAATACCAATTTCATTTCCTGCTTCTTGAATAATAGCATCTAGTTCACCAATAGTTTCAGCGGTTGCTATTCTACCATAAAGAGATGCTTTATAATTAGTGTCTGATACAGCTACATCATTGGCTGATAATAATGTTACTAAAGTTTCAAATTGGTTAGGACTTAATTCTCTTTTACCTTGTGCTAAATTTAAATCTGAAAATGTAATTTCACCATTTTCCCACTCATTAGACATTTTCCATTGATATATATCTGAATATAAACTTGAAAATTTTTTGTTTTGATTATCCTTTATAAGCTTTTCTGCATTGCGATTTTTTCTTTCTTCTTTAGTATTTAATTGTCTTACAAATGTGTCTCTTCTATTATCTATTATTTCTAACAACCTAGCTTTTGTTGGTGTTTCTAAATCTGTATTTTTATCAACAATATCTTCTAGCTTTCTAAAACCCGTTGTATCTTTTCCATCTTCAAGTTCAATTAATTCTCTTGTTATATATAATTGAGCAACATCTTCTTTTGTGCTTTTTAATAACTCATCAGATTTTACCTGTGTGAGTATTCCATCCTCAACCATTTTTTGAAATATACTTTTTACAGGTGTTCTGGTTTGCGTTCCTAAACCAGCTTGGTTATAAACAATACCATCATCGCCATACAATTCTGATAGTGCATTGTTGTGTTTTACTGTTCCTTCAAGTTCAATAGTTAATATATCTTTTAACTCGTCTATTCTATTATTATAATTAGCTTCAACCTGATCAGTCATTGCAACTCTACTTAACTTAATAACATCTAATTTATCAGCCATAATAAGGCCGGGAACAGAACTCATAAATCTTTTTAATGCTACTTTATCTTCAATCTTATTAGATAATTTTCTTACTATGGATTGAACACCATCTGTATATAATTTTTGCATATCTTTAGGTTGTGCAGGAGGAACATACGTACCATTTTCATCTGTAAATCCTGTAGTTAAATTTTGTGCTAATAATTTACTTTGATAATTTAAAGTATTTTTAGCATTACTTTCTTCAATACTTCTTTTAAGTTTTAACTCATGCCCATACCATTGCAAACCAGCTTTGGTAATTTCATTTCCTAATTGTGCTGTAGCCTGAAACGGAGCTGCCATACTGCTAGGATTAACCTGTGCAGTAATAGTTCTACTTCCTGTATCAGCTGACTCGCCAACTTGTCTTTCGTATGTAGGTACTTTCATTATGCCATCTTATAAGTTGCGTATGATTGACTACCACCAGACAATAAAGTTCCTACTGCCTGTGTCTTAGAAATTTCTCTTGCAGCTTTACCTTGCATTCTTTGTAACTGTCCTTGCAATCTTTGGTTGGTAGCTATTTCAAATTGTTCCAATCTTTTTGTTTCTGATTGTAAGCGTTGAGCTGCAACATCCTCTTCAAAGTTCATTGCATTTTGTAATAGCATTTTAAGTGGTGTACCAGTAGTAGCTAACCATCCATTACCTCGTACAGCCATTTGTGTTCTATCGTTTAGTCTTTGAAATTTCTCTCTACTTCTTTGAATACTAAACTCTGTAGTTCTTGCAATATTCTCTGCTTGTATTTCTTTTGCTTGTGCATTTCTTTCATTCACACTTGCATTAAAGTTTGCAGCTTTTTGTGCTGCCTTACCTGCTGCTAATTGTGATGATGCAGTTATTGCTGTTCCTGCTACTGCTGCTACTAATGCTATTTCTGCTCCTGACATTATTTTACCTTTCCCATTACTAAATAGTCTGATCCTTCCGGGCCAAACTTTTTCATTAAACCTTCTTTTTCAAAACCTAAAACTTCTGCAAATCTTATTGCTTTCATCCAATCTGCTCTTACATTTGCGTGCAGTCTTTTATAAGAAACTTCATTTATTATTTGTTTTGTTGTTTTTAAAACAGACTTAATTCTAGTTTGTATTCTATCGCTTCCTATAAACCAACATTCTGCAACACCATCCCACATAGGAATAAAACCTGCTGCTGCGATAATGTGTCCATTTACTATTCCTGTCCACGCATCGTGTTGTGCTGCTCGTTCCATGTGGTGTTCCCAATCATGGTCAGGTCTTTGTGTTCCAAAAGATAATTTATTTTCTACGACTAATTCTTTTGCGTGTTCTGGTATAAACTTTATTAATCGCATTAGTCAAAATCTTGTACTACCACTCTTGGATAGATACCCACAATCGTCATTGGCAATGGTTGTGTTTGTTGTACAACAATAGCTCCTTCTGTCTCCCAGTTACTTGCAGCTTCTATTGACTTATCTCCAGTAAATAATGGTACTGCTGTGTCTGTTGAATCGGAACTATCTCTGAAGGGGATGGTATCGACATTCGTGAGACTAGTTCCCACAGAAGCACCCACAGTCCTAAAAAAACGAACAACCACACTATGAATTTTTTTAATTTTGCCTTGAGCTGTTCCACTTACACTCCCGCTTTCTAAACGAACAGTCTTTAATGTAGAGGTATAACCTAGCCCTACTTGAGCTTTGGTTGTTGCTCTATCTGTTGCTATAGCTCCACTCGAAACTGTTTTGTCTGGGTGAGCTGATCCTTCTTCTAATATAGAAACAGTTTGTCCTTCTAAATGATCTAGACCTGATAAACTAGATGTACTTGATCCTGAGTATGTTAAACTGCTATCTACAAAAATAGCATCTTGTATATCTGTGCCAAAATCTATTGCAGATAATATTTCTACATATCTTCTGGTTGCACCATTGATGGTTCTTTTTACAACCATGTATAAATTATCTTGGTTTAGTTCTCCTGGTATTACAGCAATGTTTTCTACAATACCATGATTAGTAGTAACACCACCTGTTGTAAAAGAACCTCCTAGTTTATGTTGATGCCATGCTACAACTTGTTCTTCTCTACGATAAGTCAAACCAATTAATCTTCCATCAGTTGTTGTACCCCAGACAATAGAAAAAGGTTCTTGCTGATAAGCTAATTCTACAATACCTGTTTCACTTACATGATCTGCAAGGATGGTTAAGTCTATAGCTTGGTACGCATCGGTGTCATACACATATCCTAACTCTCGTACTTTTCTTTTAGCTCGTTGTACAAACAATGTATATGATCCTGCTTGTACGGGTTGTATGTCTGCACTCCCATAAGTAGCTTGCTGTTTAATCTGTACATTGGTAGGTGTAATCGGCTCGTCTGTACCAGATGCTCTTACTACAAATTCACCACCTGTTGTTCCTACAACCATTGCTCTTGCCGATGCAAGATATAAAATTCTATTAACCTGATTACTACCAATCGTATACGTCATAGCAGAACTATCGCTAGTAGATTCTGTCATGTTTTCAAAATCACCGGCAACACTAAAAAATATAGTTTGCGGTTGTAATGTTGTACCTGCAAACACTAAACGCTGTTCATAGAAAGCACAGGCTCTTGGAAATCCTGTCGTTACTGAAAACGCTCCTAATGAAAATTCATCGGTAGCATTTAATTTACCAACTAGCGTAATGGTATTACTTGCACCTTCTGCTATCACATCATCAACTGGCACTAGTGTTATTTCATCACTTGTTACTTTTACAATTTCATAATCTTTATTATTACCTCCATTCGATGCACCACTTGCAGTAATCGTCATGCCTTCAGTAAAACCTTCTATAACAAATTGTTTGTTACTATCTCGTATAAAATCATTGTGCGATGATCCTGTACTACTAGGATCGCCTTCTACAAAACTAATCGTATTACTTGCATAGCTTGGTAATATTTCTGCTACACCTAACTCATCTGTTTGTACTGTTCCTACAACAACAGTTGCACTTGTAAATGTATCAATCTTTACATAGCCATTATATATTTTTACAAACCTTCCTACATCGGTACTAACAAATGTACTACTGGATGCAGTTAGAGTACAGCTACTACCAGATCGTGCATTAGGAGTAAGTGTTGTAGTAGTAGCGTTCTCATCTAAGTATGGGCCATTAATAAATGTAACATCGGTTAATGTCCAATCTGTATTACTAGTTCTAGATATTTTACGAACTGGATGGCTGCTATGTGTTATGTACATCACATCGGCACTTTGAGTCACTTTCAATTCTGGTATCTGTGCTGTAGTATAGGTAGTTGTTACTTCTACTATTTTACTAGCAGTACCCGCAGATCCATACGTTGTAAATGCAGAACTGTTTATGTTTGTTCCATCGACATCGGTTAGTTCAAATGTATTGGTTGTTTTACTAGCTACGATTCCTGTTGTACCATTAAGCTCTGTCATTCCTACAACACTACTTATAATTACATGATCGCCATTATTAAAACCATGTGAGGTTGCTGTTATCACAACAGGATTTGCTTTGGTTGCACCTGATATAGTTTTACCGCTTTCAGTAACAATACCTCCATCTTGGTACACTCTAAAATAGTTATTACCAAACTCTAATACATAGGTATTGGCAGTTGTGGTATTAAATTCAAAAGGTATTAGTCGTGCTGCATTGGCACTTACTTTTACCTCATGTATAAATTTTGTTCCCGGTCTCCTAGCTGCACCACCGGCAGGATAGACTATAAAGTTCTCTAATGTTTTTGCACCATTAAAGTATCTGGTTAAATCAGTTCTACCATCAAGCCTGTCGCTTAACTCTCCTGCTGTCCAGTTGGTATATCTAGGACTGGTATAAGTCATTTAGTATCTCGAATTTATAAATGTATCTGCTTGTACTACACCAAGATCTGCCCCTTCTACTCCGGGCATACCTTCTGTAGCATCAACAAATCTTGCTTCTTTTAATTTAGATTCATACAAGGCAACCATGTTAGCCACTAGTGCATTACTATTGGTTATGCCATAACATATATCTGCTGCTAATCGTGCTGCAATAGATTCTACAAGTAACGTATCGTATTCATTAGGATCGGTTACTCTTGCAATAAATTTTATCTTCATGGTTTGCTCATCACTTACAATCGTTCTGCCTTCTACTTTATAATCCAAGTCTAGTTTTTCTAAACGCAATACTCGCAAACAATATGGATCGGTAGGTAAATTATAAGCATAGGTATATCCCCATGTTGGAGCAGTAGAATTTTGAGCTAATGATGCTCTTCTTACTAAACAGTTCCAAGGGTGTGATCTAAATACAGCATCTCTGACAAACACATATCGTTGGTTTACAATCCTTGCTGCAACACTATCCTCTGTTAAAGAGTTAATGGTACTTGCCCCAATATTGTTTAACGCTGAATTTGCTATATCAACTGCTGAAGTCATAATAATTCCTTTAAAGTAAAGAGGGAGTGCAAAACGCTACCCCCTCTTATTTGTTTTAGTTACTCAACAATGTAAGTAATTACAAACGATAGATCGCCTGCTGTATCACCAGCAGCATCGAACTTCAATCCTACATAATAGTAGCCACCGGGATCAGCAGAATCTCCTGCATCCTGCCAGACCTTTTGGCCCATAACATTGATGTTCCTTGCTTCAAAAGCAACCTCTGTACCTGTAGTAACCGCAGCTCTTAGATCGGTTATTGCACTTGCATAACAATCATCATCTTTTGCTGTAATTGTGCTACTGTCTGCTGCGTACAATCCTACATCGGTAGTATTGGTTGATCCTGAATCAAGATCATCGTTATAAAGTTTTATACTTACAACTGAAGCATTGGTTGGTATAGGAGCAAGCATAACTGTATCAGTTGCACTTAAATCCCCTGCTGCCAATGCTATTGTACCTTGAGCAATTCTCATTGTTCCACCCAACTGGTAAGAAGGGCTTTTTACAATAGGCTTCGCTTCAAAATTTGTAACTAAAGTTTGATTAACATTTGCCATGATTTACCTCCTATTCAGTACAGGCTATTTCTACTACTTTATCTTCTTCCATACGAGTTGCCCCGATGTCCATACAGTAATAGATTTGAGTTGAGTAAGACTTGTCAGCACGCTCATCAATACGACTTGTAATGTCTTTACCGATAGCAAGCTTGATACCATCACCAGCAAAGGCTAGAACTTGTCTATTGCCATCGCCATCTGTACCTAGTCTGTTACTAGTAATGAACTTAAAGCCCATATAAGTGTCGACATCTCCTTGAACTAACGCTCTCACAGTATTAAAATCTGCTGAAGCTACTTCGTTGATACCTAATAGATCTTCCATCTGATCAGGTGACACAACCATGTATCTCTGAATAGAAGGATCAACACTATTAGCATCTAGTATCTTTTTTGCAGATAGTAATTTTGCTTTAGTTAGTCCTGCACTTCCATGAACAATCTTTTGTCCAGATGGTAGTGCTGTAGATGTTGTACCAGCTTTGCCAGTATTAGCAGAACCGGTTGCTGATGCGATAATAATGTCATCCATAGATCTGCCTAAAGCCATCGCTGCTGCTCTAGCATAGGAAGATGTTGGATCTACAAGTAGTCTGACTTTATCTGGATCGTCAATTAAATCAGCATACTCATAAGTTGCCATTGTTACCATTCTTCTAGCGTGTGGTGTTTCCATTAATGGAGTGTCACCATGTCTAGAAGTTCTTACTTGTGCTGTGGCAGCACCTACTTGATCAAAAAAAGCTTTCTCACCAGTAACACTTTCCACATCAACTGCTTCTCTTAATAGAGAACCCATTTGTTGACTTAACATGGTAATGTTGCTACTAAACTGGTTTACAAAAGCTGTTGTAATTTGCGTACTCATAACGCTCTCCTTGTAAAAAAGTTAATAATATTAAGAAAACAAATTGCTACCCTGCTGTCGCAGGACACTTCTATATTTAAGGTTAATCACCTTTAGTTGTCGGAACTACCGGTAAGGGCTTTCGCTTATCTTACTTTACGATCTTCTGTAAATTCTATTCCTCTTCAGGGTGCATATACTCCATTAACTCTGTAACTTGTTGTACAGTTCGTAAATGATCGGGATGTTTTTTATCCCAGTATGCCCCTCCATTACGAGGATCGCCACGCAAGGCGGCAATTTCTTTTTCAGCATCAGCAGGTGTATATTGTTGATCCTGTTTTCCACCAATCATTTTATCTTCACCTAGTTTTCCTTTGATGTAAGATCCTATGTTGGCTAGTGTTTTTATAAATGCAGGATCGTTACCTAATGGTAATCCTTCCTGCGTTATTAGTTGATCAAATTCTTTTGGAGCAAATTCTTCTAATACGTTTTTTGCTTCTTTCATTTTATTATCGTATGCCTTACCCCATTCTTTTTTTAAAGACAGTTCTGCTTCTCCTCTTTTTATCTCTAGTTGTTCTTCACTAGGTGGAGCATTTGCAGATTGCAGTTCTGCTTCTTTGCTCATGTATTCTTGAAAGATAGTATTGGCTTGTCTATCGTTAAGACCTGCTTTATGAGCTAGTCCTCGATACCAACCTTCTATATCTTTGTCTACTTTAACACCTTCTTTTACTTCTAGCTTATAGCCTTCTGCATTATCAGGTTTACCTAGTTTTGTGTAGACAGAGTTCCAGTCATCATCATTTGCCCATTTACCGGGTACAGGAACTTTATCCGCTCCTACCATACTCTGTGCATGGATTGCTGTTTTAGCTAATGCTTCTACACTTTCTAAGTTATGTATTAATTGATTACCTTTTATATCTTCTGGTAAACTTGCTTTCCAATCTTCAGACGGAGCTTGCCCAGTTTCTACCGGAGCTTCCGCTACCTGTTGTTCTTCAGCCATGTCTTAATCTCCTTTCGCATTTTCCTCTAATGGTTTAAAATCTTCTAGTTGTCTAAAAATATAGAACAAGACACCCCTAGCCCCTTGATTGTAGGCGGTGGTATCTGGCTCTCCCCTTACAAAAGTTTCTCTATCGTAGAAACGCTCTCGTAAATCTTGTAGTACCTTTTGTCCTTCAGCAGACTTAAATACAAATTTATAATCGTGATTCATTATTGTAACGCTTTCAAGGCAGGTGCAGCTTTACCGGCAGCTTCGGCTGTCTGTAAGGCTTCTTGTTGTTCTGCCATTTGTTGTTGCTGTTGTTGTCTTGCTTCTCGCTCTTGTGCAACTTGTTGATCGCTTTTAATCGTAGATGCAGGAACACCTAATACTTTAATAATATATTTAGCTAGACCATCCATATCCACATAATCAAATACAGTAGGATTAACCTGTGATAATGGAGCAAGCATCTCAAACAATCGCATTGCAGATTGTACATCGCCTAGTCTTTGAGCTTTGGCTAATGGTGAGATATATTCTATTTCTACTCCGCTATTCGCTAAGAACTCTGGTGCAGGTGCAAATTTCTTGTTACGCACTAATACATTATAACAACGCTCTATCAAAGGCTGTAGCATCTCTGCTTGTAATCTTCCTAAAACCGGGCCAAGTAATCTCATTTTTTCTTCTGTTCTTTGGATCACTTCGGTAGCTGTCATCTGTGGGCCTTGCGATAGAATTAACTGGTCTACATAAAATGCAGATCGTATAGCATTCCTTCGCTGCTCTTCCATATTCAAGCCTAGTGAATTGTTTGCTCCTATATTTAATGGTTCTATTCTATCTCTTGTACCTGATCGATAATAATTTAATCCGCCCGGCACAGTTCTAATGGGCATCATAAAGCCATCATCAGGTAGCATTAAGGGTGGGTCTACCTGTTTTTGTGCAGAACGGATCGTAACCTCTGCCATCTTATTGAGCATTTTAGTATCAGCTAATGCAGTCATGGCCGGAGACCTGCCATAACCACGCTCAAAAGAAGCTTTGAGGAATCTAGGACAAACATAGGGTAGTTCATCATAACCACTTTCTGATATGGTAATCTTATCATGTGGATCGATATACACGCTTGCAAACTTTTTATTTAATGAATCTAATTGTGTAATGTCGTAGGCTTCTCTTGGAAACACAGCGTGTAGTAATTCTATTTCCTTATAAGGCTCATTCCTTGCCATATTCTGTAATCTTGGAGGTAGGTTGTCATTACCAAACATGGTACGCATTGCAATACAGGTCATCTTAAATTTTCTATATACGGTATCTACTCTACCTTCTGCATCTTCGGCTAGGTAACATTCTCCTATATGCCTGGTGCTAAATCGTAAATCGTTCTGATCATCCTCTTCAATACCCATAACTCCTGTACCAAAGACTACTAAATCAGAATACATTTCATGGACTGCTTCGGCAAAGTTGGATCTATTAATAGAGCTATACATCACATCAGTAACACCCTCTAGCCATTCCTTTGCTTCGTCATCCCCGTCTAATTCTCTATTCTTAAAACGTAAGCTAAACCAAGCAGAACTAGGATTGGTTAGCATTCCATGTAAACTAGCAGATAACATTTCTGCTGCATGAATAGCTGTGCCATCAAAGACTAGCTCGGTGCGTTTATCTCCAGCAGTACGTTTTTTGGTTATGTCTGCTTTTCTAGGAGATATGTAATCTGCTAATTGTTGCCAATGGCTTTCCCAGTTACTTCTCTGATCTACTAATGTTTTGAACTGGTGCATAATTGCAACTGCTTTTTTATCGTCAGCCATCTATCCTCCTAATAGGGTTTTTACAGAAGTGCTATCTCCTGTACCGGTTAACCCTTGCGTTCCTGTTAATATGGTAGCTCGCTCACCAGATACTTTTCTTTTCTTTCTATACTCCGGGCTATCATCGCTAGCTCTTACTGCTGCTCTTGGTTGTACAGGAGGAGCAGGTTGTGCTCGTGGTGGCGGTGGTGATGAATTTCCTCCAAAAAAGCCACTCATCTTAACTTCCTCCTAATAATGTTGGTGTATAACTAGAATCATCATCGGTGGTTAAACCTGCTGATCCTGTCAACATGGTAGCCCTCACCCCTTTTCTTCTTTTTAACCTTGTTTCTTCCTTATCTATCTCATCACGCTCTACCGGTTTAATGGCAGGTGCTGGTGGAGCAGGAGGCGGTGGTGGCGGGGTTGGTATCTTTGGACTTAAAAAACTCATAATTCACCTGTATGCGTAAACGGATTATAATTACTCGATGCCGCTCTTGGCATCGGTTGATTCCAGTTGCTTCTTTCTTTTAAGCCAACAGCTAAATACCTAAAGGCATCGGCTGCATGACTAGAGAAATCATGTACTGGACTATTTCTAAAACTTCTTGTTCTCTCATTATAAGCTCGATGGTAATGCCTTAGTGCATCTAACCCTAGTTTACAACGCTCACTATCAAACCAACAACGAGGTATTAACATTTGTGCTGCGTGTATACCATCCTCTAGCGGTAGCTTTGGTGCTACCCTAAAGTCTAGGCCTAGGTCGTAGGCTACTTCTCTTCTGCTTTTACCAGAGCCAAGCTCTCGTACTTCTATATCGTGTGGTGCTATATGGTCTCCGTATAAATACTTTTTTCGCTGCAACACATCCACATAATGGGGTAACCCCTCATTTCTATTCTCATAATAATCAATGACATTAATGGCACGCCCATCATTTTGTGCAAACCATATGGCTGTACTATCGCCTATTCCTAGATCCCAGTATGTATCTACCTTTAAGGAATGATCATACGGTACTTTGGTAATACGCTTATCTTCCATCGCTTCTTCTAAATACTTGCCATAGATTGAGCCGGGTACATTAGCCACCCAACTACATTCAAATTCCTGATTATACTGATCTTCAGTCATCATCGCTTGTGCAGCTTCTAATTCATCTGTCTCCACAATCTTGGTTTCAGATGCTTTATAAATAACACTAAACCATTCTTTAGTGCCTTCTGCTTGCTCGTACAAGTCAAAGAACGCATTATGTCCTCTAGGTGTACCAACAAAGTATGCAAAGCCTTTACGGTCTGACAACGCAGGTCGTATAATCTCTGGGAATACACTCTCTGGCATATCCGCTACCTCATCCATAATACATCCATCTAGATATATTCCTCGTAAGCTATCAGGATTTTCTGCTCCTAGCAGGTTAATCCTAGCTCCGTTAGGCAGGTCAGCTCGTAGTTCCGTTTCATGGAACTTCACATTAGGGATCTTGGAGCTAAACTGCTTCAAGTAATCCCAGGCAACTGCCTTTGCCTGTCTATATGTCGGTGCAAGGTATGAGAACCTTGGAGAAGGCTTAGTACATAGTATCGCTTCTCTTAACAGATGGTTTACTGCCATCACTGTTTTGCCAAACCTTCTATGGCATACGATTACGCCCCACCTGTGTTTGGTTAATTTATTATGCAAACTAGCTTGGAGGGGTCTTGGTGTATAAGGTATTTCGATGTGTGTGGGCAAGACACTCTCCTATTCTAGTATTATACGTTATAGCAGTGGCCGGGTGTTTTTGGGGGGCGTGGGGGGTCGACTATTTGTAAAATAGCAGCACCAAAACAGCACCAACCATACGCAAAGCCCCAGAAAACTAACATTATGTTACGGGTAAGTAACCCGTCACCCCTAGCAAAACCCCAGAAATCTAAGCTTTCTTGGGGGGACTCGTGCGTAGCTCGGCATCGACACAGCCTTTATCACACACACTATTCCTCCGTCTTAACCTCAACATTCCCATTACTCCAACTCAAAGTAACAGCACCAGTATTACCTGCTTCCTCTTTCTTGTCCTTCAATCCATAAGGTTGTATCCTTCCAAGTGTCCACTTGAGACTATCCACTTCCAACCTTCTACGTTGCACTTCAGCATTTAAGAACTTAACATCCATACTCTCCGGCAACTGTGATGTTGCTAGATCTATAATATGGTCTGCATATAACTCAGCCTGACACACTCTACCTCTTCGGTAGATCTCCCAATACTCATCGTTCTTACGAACTGCATTAGTAATAGCTCTATAACTGGGTACATCAGGGTTATCTTTGCATATCTTTAACAAGCTTTTGCCTGATGCTAATTCATCAGCAATCTTGTTCATAACTGTTTTATTTACTTTTTTCATAAGCGAATCATTTAAGGGTAAAAAATAGGGGATTTAATTCTGGTTGTGAATCATTGGAGTCTGAACCCACCCCTATTTTACTTATAAATAAAGGGTTTTCGATACATTGGCAACAACTAATTAACACCTTCTATCAAATACCTTGACAGTAAGTGTCAATACTATTAAAACATATAGCATAACAAATGGAGGTCTGAAATGAGTACAAGAAGTACATTAACAATAAGAACTGATAACTCAACCATTCACTTTTATAGACACTATGATGGTTACATAGCTGAAGCAGGACAAACTATACAGCTAGCTTTGGCAGAAGCATATAAGAATGCAAACGCAAATGCTAGCAGGTCAATAGAGCATCCGCACTTTAAAAAGTTTGTTAACATAATAATGAGCCATAAGTATGAAGCTAGTAAATATCGTTCAGAACAACCAGTTTATGAATTGATAGAAGATCCTGTTGCTCATGCTGACAGAGAGTATCATTATGAAGTATCTTTTAACGATGCCGGTTATGTAAACATAGAAGTAGAAGCATGGTTACTAAACTTTGATGATGCTACACAAAGACATGAAGTTATATACGATGGTGGCTTTGATGGTTACAAGGATCTAGTAACAAAAGAAATGGCTATTATTGCTGAAAGAATAGCAGAGCTTGAAAAGAAAAGAGGTGCATAATGGTTGATGTACTAATAACTGATCATGGTTCTATATGTAAATTCCATCTCAAGAGCAATCAAGCTCTTGACTGGTGGAGTTACCATGTAGCTAACAATAACTACACAGCAGAGCGTAGATACGCTAATGACATATACTGCGGTATGGTTACCAATGGTTTATCCATAAAGGTACTACGACTAGCCGCTTAACTCTGAAGCCCTTTGATAAGATAGTATGCTTTGATAAGGGCTTTCTCATACTTACCCTTCACAGTTCTGGCATCACAATGAAATCTTTTAGATAAAGCCTTCCACTTAGGGCCACGCTCTCTATTAACAGCACTATGAGCAGTATACCATAACATTACCCTATACTCCTTCTCTAGATCCCATCCTATATCCAAAGCAAACTCCAATCGTGTTATATCCTCTGTAGTAGGATGTAATCGAACTTCATTATCATAACCATACCCACTCCAAGCATTTGCTAAGGCATAACTAGGCCATAACGAACTATGCTTCTTTCTTAGAACAGGTGGCAATCGATGCAAGGTAGTAGCTGCTTCCATATACAATCTATCAAGACTAGGCATATCCCAGTTCATTGCTAACAACCTAGAGTTCATATAATACCTCTGCTTCGTCTAGCCAATCACTCTTATCAACTCTGGATAACCCACCCACATACTTTACTGTTTCATTATACCTGTCTATGCTTAATCTTCTACGAAGGGTTCTAAACACTCTTTGCATTCTCCAGTCAATACCATCCATCCTTCTACGCCTATCCTTTGCCTGTCGATATTGTGCATTCATGTTAAGCGTTGTCCGTCTTAACAAATCCTGTAAATCCTCAACATCTACTGCAAGTGATTCGCTTTCTTGATTGTTTTCATCAATACTGCAATCATTGACAAGTACAATCTCTCTCTTAAAACGTGCTAATTCCTTAGTGTTTCCAAAATCCCTCTTGACAACCCTTTCTGACAACAAGTAATAACTAGTACTAGTATAGACTCTATAGTTAACTATAGTGCTATATATAGCTTCTCTAATTAGCTCTCTTTTAAAACAATAAGAATCTAGGTGGGTTGTTACTGCTTCTCTAGATAACTGGTTATTACTAGTGTTAACACTAGTGTTATCTATAGTGACTCTCACAACTCTCTCACAATAGGATAGATAGCTAAAAGCTTATCCTTGTACTTCTTGCGTAAATAAATCTCTGCATTAATATCATTAAAAAGCTTATACATCTTATACTGCACCCACTTCTTGCCTTGCACTGCTGCTATGTAATTCATATAAATCTCCTTGATTGCTTTGTTTATCCAATACCTGATACTGGCATTGCTCCGAGTGTGGCGTGTTCCATATCGCTATGGCTAATGCTCTATCCGGCTTGCCACCCTTACCAAGATAATCCTCCCTCCATGTCAGGTTGTACCAATGGCTAGGCCTATGCCTGTTCCATTGTGCATAACCCCTTCCACACGCCCATAAACGCTCTGGGCATACCAATGCCATCTTCTCTACCCCTATAGCAAAAGCATGATCGATAAACTCTCTTATGCTGTTAAAAGGTGGATTAGTTACCAAAGCCGGGGCTAGTGTTTCCTTATACCAGTAGAAGTTCTGGTTTGTTCTTATGTCCGTAGATATTATTTGCCTATCATTCCTGCCTAAAGCATTACTGAAACGCATATCCCCTGCACAGCACTCCCAGATCCTATTGACATCCCATTGCTCGTCTACGAGCCTTACAACAGTATCTACAATGCTATAGGGTGTTGGGTAGAAGTCATGCTTATTTCTTGCCATTATCCCTCTTTAATTCCATAGGTTCTCCCATAGTGTTTACAGTATACTTCAAGTCGTTATCCCTTATTCTGCAAAAGAGAAAGTCGTTTAGCTCTGCAAGGGTTGGCCTTCTGTTAGCATTAAGCTTTATGATAATCTCATACTTCACTAGTTACCCTTCCCAAAATAAGGCTTACGCTTCTTTGGTTTATTCATCATGTCCTGTGCTTTCTTAACCATAAGATGCGTATACCCATTAGCACCCTTTTTCTGGCACATATCTATGTGTCCTCTATCAAAATCCTGTCTTGCTTGTATCACTACATCAGGCTCTATCTCTGTCCACTTACTTGCGTTTGGTCTTTTGAAAGCAATAGGCTGCCATTGCAAGCTTACCCGTAGTCTTTGATATTCGCTCATCGAATCACTTTTATACTTATTGTCATTAAATGTTTCATATTCTATCTATTCCATATAAAAATCGTTTGGCTGTACTGCACCATCTGTCAATCTTAATATTGCCCTCATAAACTTGCGGTCAGGTATCATACTGTTAGGGTGCGTATTTGGTAAACACCAACGTCTGCATACAGTTGCGTGGCTACAACCTAGTAGCATAGCAAGCCTTCCGTAAGACCATTTTTTGTTCATTCTGTATTCGTTTAACTTCATTAATTAATTGCCACTTGGTATAATTATTTGCATCTGTCAATGTTATTGTATATGCTTGGCAGTAAGAGTCAAAGACTAAATTATAGAAAGACAGGGTTTGACTTTGCAGTTTATTAACGTATTATCATAGGAGGTTTAAATGGTTGTGAGTGATAGTAGTATGGCTGGAAGTGTATTAAAAAGGTTAGCCGAAGAAAAAGGGTTTTCTGGTAAGAAGTTAGCAAAAGCAATAGGTGTTGCACCTGAAACTGTGTCAAGGCACATGAACAACAGAACTCATATGAGTAAGGTTGATGCTGCTAAGTATGCAGAAGTGTTAGGCGTAACACCTAATTTGTTTATTGTAGATGAACAAAGAATACCTATTAAGGGTTTTCTTGATAATACACATACTGTGTCATTGTATAACAGTCTGAATAGTAAAGTTATAGTTGGTAATTGTTATTTACCTGAACACTTAATAGCTTTCCAATATCCACCAGAACTTGAGAGTTGGATGCGTGGTAGATTATTATTTATTAATGGAAAGCATGTTGAAGATGGAATAGTGTCAGATAAAATACAACGTAATTTAAGTATATGTAAAGTCAGAGATGAAGAAACTATAAGATTATGTATACCTTATCCATTAGCTAACTTTGGTATAGAAAGTTACGACCCAAACTTTAGACAAAAATGGCACTTGTTAAATCCATACATATCACAAGCTAATTCAATTGAGCATATTGCTCCTGTTGCATTAGATTGGGGTACCCATGTTATGATTGCATTACAGAATCCTAGTGATCTATATATGACGATCCATAATACTTAGTTTTTGTCTCTCTAACTTAGAGAGGTAAACATGGCAGAAGAGATAACCCCAAAGTATGCAAGGGATAAATACTATTTTCATCATAGTAATCCATCGAGTAGTGATGGACAAACTTTTTGGAACAAGTGTAGAAAAAGAGTAATAGTCAATAAAGCTTGGTCTATTCTTAAAGGTGAGATTAAAGGCGATAGAGATTTAGCATCACAAACTATAGAGGAATACTTTGACTCTAATGTAAAGATGCACTCTGGCAAGATTGTCCAGGACATATGCGATAAGCATTTACTAGATGATATACCCTATGCTGTGGCATTAAAACAAGGTTATGAAAAGTTAAGAGAATACAAGATACCTGCATGGCGTGATCACGCTAAAGAAACAGCAGAACTAGAACACAAAGAAAAATTATTATACAGCCTGAAAGAGGTTAAGGGTGAGATGGTATGGAAGAAGTCTGATGAAGGCACAGCTAGTGAGATGGATCTAGTTGCTGCTCATGCCATAGAAGGATTGAAAGAAGCTCAAAGTAAAAATGGATTAAATAGATTAGAAGCTGAAGTGGATCTATACAAACCCCTACCCGGCTGTGACCTCATGTATAATGGCAAGCCTGACTATAGCAAAATGATAGAACTTAAAACCCAATGGGATGGTAATGTACATATTTCTCCTAGATCAAATAGTCTACCGCAAGAGATAAGACCTGCACACATGACACAGATTGCAGGCTATTGGCATTTAACTGGTAAGACGATACCAACGATTGTCTATGCAAATAGAGTTGGCTACAGAATATTTACACCATCAGAGGATCAACTACAAAATGCACTAGCATTTATTATAGAGAGTTGCCAAAGAAGAGAACGACTACTAAAGACAGCCAAGGATGTGGAGGACTTACTAAGACTATGTGATCCTCAATGGGGTGCGATGTTTGGTTGGAAAGATTTAAACCCTACAGTTTTAAATAACGCTAAAAAGATATGGAGGTAATTATGAAGCGGAAACTAAAACGATCCCTTAACGAATATGAAGGTCTGAATTTCAACTTGATAAGGGATCACGTACAAAATACTACAATACATAAAAAACATAAAGGTAATTTACTATTTATAAAATACATTTGTTTAGCAGGATTATTTCTTATCTTTGGTTATTTAATGGGATGCGTCTATGTAGACTGGGCAGGTTTATATGACTGAGATTAATCATAAACTTGTAATGGCTGAAGCAGATAAGATGACCGCAACTGCCGGGGTAAAAGTTAAAGGTAATAAAAAGTATTTAATGGTTAAAGATAGAGTAGAAGTTTTCCGTAAATTCTATGGTCTTAATCTTGGTATAGATACAACTGTATTACATATAGATGATAGTGTTGTACGAGTACAGGCAAAGATTATAGATGCTAATAATAAAGTCATCGGATCTGGATTAGCAGAAGAGGTTAGAGCTTCATCTAATATTACTAGAACTTCAGCAGTAGAAGTATGTGAGAGTTCTGCAATAGGTAGAGCTTTATCTAGTATAGGATTGCATGGCGGTGAATACGCATCAGCAGAAGAGATGTTAAATGCTGTTAAGAAACAAGAGAAGATAGCCATAGTAGAAGAAACTATTAAGGAAACTAAAAGAGATGAACACCCATTAGATGATGTATCTTTTCACCCTAGAGAAAACTGGGAAGCATGGAGAGATATTAATATGCAGACACTAGGCAAGTATAAGTTTATAGCAGAGTTCCAGAAATGGATAGCTGCTAACAATGAATACCTAGTGGAGTATTCCAAGACAGACAATGATAGTTACCAAGTTTTTAAACAATTTATAAACACTAAAATGAAAGGATGTGCAGAATGAGTAAACCGGAGTTTGGAAATAGTAAGATAAAGATTGTAAGTAATATGAATGTTGATGATCACGTTACTGCAAGCTGTTGGTTAAATGTAACGGATGAGGAACTAGCTAAAAGAATGGTTGAGTATTTCTCTGATACAAATAACTCTAAGATAAATGTAGTCATACAGAAAAGAACTGGTGAAGGATATAACACAACAAAGATTGCTAGTTTTAATTTGTTTGTTAATACATTTAAAGAAACAACAACAGAAAAGGTAGATACAAATGGACTACTCCCATAAAGGTTACTTAAATTCCGCAGAAGCGATAAAGGCTTTGTGGGGTGAAGAGATTAATGAAACTAATCGTAAAAGATTAAGGAGATTTATAGATGCCGGATATATCAAAGCCTACAGAACAGGAGAAAGAGGAAGATGGCATATCCCGAGAGCAGAAATCCAAAAAGTACAAGGAAAAAAGAATACTGCTGTGGGCAACAGAAACGGAGATTAGTATTCTTGTAGACAGTAAGCTTTATAAAAAGCCTGTGAATAAAGAACAGTTGTTAAACCTTGCTCAGATGTTTCTAAGCAAGGCTATCAACTTTGATCACTATAAAGAATTTGAATATACTAAAGATCCTTTTAAAGAGTAAATGCTGCATCAAGTTTTGCTGCATCTTCTGCATTACGCTTTTTATCATCTAGCCAATGACCATAAACTTTTCTAGTCATCTCTATAGATCCATGCCCCATAAAGCTAGTTACTTTATGCAAGTCATCTCCGTATGTTTGTAAAAGTATAGAAGCATAAAAGTGTCTAAGGTCATGCCATTTTATTCTAGCTACCTTACCTAATAAACAAGCAGTATCTAAATTATCTCTAAGAGTTTGTCCATATATTCTTTTACCATCTTTTCCAACAAATACTAATTGTTCATCTTCTGGTCTACCACTAGCCATACGCAATTCTTTAAGCTCCTGTGCTATGCTAGAAATGAGAGGTACTATTCTCTGACCATTCTTAGTTTTTGTATGTCCGATAGTTCCAAAAATTTGTATGCTTCTTGATATAGTTATTGTGTTGTTATCAAAGTTTATATCTTGCCAACGTAACTCTCTAAGTTCGCCTTGTCTTAAACCAGTAAATGCAGCAAACTTTATTACAAGTTTATATTCTGGTTTAGCATGGCTAATAATCTTTTCTATATTTTCTTTTGATATACGAATAGCTTTGTTATCTTCTGCTCCATGTTTTTGTTTTGGAAACATTGTAGAGCCTATTGCATTTTCATGTGTCCACTTTCTTTCATGGAAAAAAGTAAATATATTTTTAAAAGAGTAATACAAACCCTTCATTGTTTTATGTGATATATCCATTGCCAATATCTGAGATATTATTTCTTGAGATATAGAAGCAGGACTTCTTGGATGAGTAACTAGTTTATCTAGATCCCATTGTTTTATAGTTTTACCTTGCACTATAATCTTTGCTAATTTTTCAGCAATGTTTTCTTTGTGTCTTAACTCTTGTCTTAGAAACTCTCCTTGTGTGTATCTAGTTTTTTGATAAGCATACCATTCAGCTATGGCTTTATATCCTGATACAGTAGTTGGTATATACTGATCTTTAATATATTCTATCCATTTAATATTAGCAAACTTTCTAGCTTCTTCATAAGTTTTAAAAAACTTACGACCACCACCTATCTTTTCTAATTTAACAACGTAAGTATTTCTATCTTTTCTTTTAGCAACTTTTAACATTCAGACCTCCAATAATTAATACAGTTAGTATATATTATTGACAGGTATAGTCAAGTTACCCGTAGTGGATAGGGTACCAAATCGGTACCAAGCACCTTCAAAGGTGCAGAAAATATGGCGTCCCCTACGGGAATCGAACCCGTTAGGTTTTGTTATAAAAAGGTTAGATTTCTAGGGGTTACAGAGAGTATAGATACCAAGATAGGTGGTTATATTACCATAGTTATATGATACTTTCCCGTACCAAAACAGTACCAAATCGGTACCAAGATTAACCAGATTTTTTAGGTCTACCTCTTTTATTTTTCTTAGGAATCACTTTATCTTTACACGCACATAACTTACCCACTAATCTTTTTTTTATTCTACTATATAGGTTTTTTATTTTGTTTATAATTAACATTTCCATCTCCTTCTTGCTTGTCTTAAACGAGAGTTAGGGTTCTTTGCTGCCTTCGGAAATTGCTTCATCTGTCCTGCACTTCTAGCACAATATGACTTTCTTCTTTTAGCTGCTGCACTACCTTTTTTTACCTTGCCAGTAACAGCAGTCTTTAATTTAGATCCGGGATTATCTCTTCTATATTTTTTAACACCTGCCTGCGTCATACCTGCACCAGACTTTGTAGATCTAAAATACTTTTTAGTTTTAGGTGGTTGTTTGTCAGCCATTACTTTTTCTTCTTTTTCTTTTTAGGAAAACCAGCTTTCATATTTGCGTATGCCTTTGGACTAATAGTTGATTTCTTTTTAGTTCTGGATATTCCTTTTTTCTTTCTTGCATTTATGTTTGCGTATAATCCTCTTCTAGCCATTATGCTCTCCCCATCTTTTTTCTCTTTTTTGATGCAACTATTTTTTTCTTTAATGCAGTTGGTAAAGTTTTTTGTTTACCTTTTAATGCACCATTCATAGGTTTCTTTTTTTTTCCGTAAGCCATACTATTCTCCTTTACTATAATTATTAAAAACTTCTGCAACTCTCTCTGCTCTGTTCGGAGTTTGCTGAAACCATCTAGAGTTTTTACACTCTGCTGCTGCCATCGCATATCTTCCATTCTCGATATGATCTAATGTTTTTTTAAACTGTAATAGTTTTGGTACACCTAACTGGTATGCCATGTTTGCTATTGCTATCTTGATTGGATCTGGTTGTTCTTTATACCAGGGTAAATTATTGTGAAGCTCTACTAAGAATTGATTAACAGAAGTTTCTAGTAACATCATTGCTTGTGCATCTGTTATACCAGCTCCGGGAACGTCTGGATCTATAAGTAATCCATATCCTAATGTAAGTTTATTTTCGCTGCATCGATATGGTATGTGTTTACCATCTTGCATCTTGCTGCCTTCTTCTTTCTTAATTATTTCTAGTAGTTCTTTAATCATGTATTGCTCCTTTACTTTTTAAACTGTCCAATAGATTTCAAACCAAAGCTTGCACCGATACTTGCAAGTATTCCCCATGACAACCAGTCAGGACAATCCTCTCTTAAAAACTTAAATCCATTTTCTATGTAAGGTTGAGCTGCTGGAATAAAACAAGCTATGATTAACAATATAAAACAGATAGTCCATAACTCATCTTTAATACTATCTTTACTTGCATCCATAGCTGATGCTTCCCAGTTCGCATCGCTCTGTACTTTCTTTGTTGTAGCTTCTATTTTTGCAACTGCTAGCTTTTGTTTTGCTTTTGCTTTCTCTGCTCGGTTCTTTAAAAATGTTGTGGCAATATTTCCTATTGGCCCTAGTAATGCTTGTAACATTAGTCCTCCTCTACAATTATGGTTGTGTCATCAATGTGTTTTTTATCTTGATCTCTTTTACTCTCAGCTATCCCAGCTCCTTCATTGACACAAATAAAATAATAGTGGGTAGCTAAGTCAGGATGAAAGATTGTGCAGTCATGCGACCTTGCTGATTTTATAGTTAATAGATAAGCAATAAATAAATAAAACAAATAAATAAATACAAGACCAAACACACTTATAAAAGAGTACTCCATAAGTTTCTTTCTTTTTTCTTGCTGCTTATAAATCATCTCCTGTCTATCTTTTCTTATCTTTGCCTGCATCTGTAATAACTCTTGCCATGCCGAAGGGCCTAGGGTAAACGAGATATATTCACGCAATTCTTTTTCCATAGATTGAGCTTTTTTTTTTGCTGCAAAAGCATTTAATGCTTCTTCTTCTACACTTGCTCCTACAAATATCTTTTTAAAGATAGGTGGATTTTTAGCTTGCTTCTCTGCTTGATTAATATCGGAGACAGCACCCATCCATTTACCCATATCACCATACATAGACTCTACATCTTTACCTATCTCAAAGCCTTTTTTAATTGTATTAAATGCAGCAGTAGCAATACCTAATGCTGATATTGGATCTATCATTTTATGCCTATAATGTGTAAAATTACGAGCCGTTTAAATGGCTCAGTTTGATTTTGGAGGTACTAAACTACCTCGGTTTTTATGTGTTATTTCTGTACTTTTAGGTTATCAACTTTTTCGTTTAATGCTTTTAGCTGATCTATTATTTGTTTAATATCGTGGTGAAAATCTAGCTTTAAATCTTTAAGATCTTCTTTAGTAGAATACATTTCTCTTGTATTAACTAGACGCTCTTGTAGCTCCTGCACTTTACGAACTAGCATGGTAAACATATAAGATAACATTCCTATAATAACGGACAGCATACCGCTCCATATAAATATTGGCTCAACTGTCATCTGTAGTAACTTTTAATATCATAATCGTCAGGCCAATCGTTTACCTTAGCAATAGTTTTTAAAGTATTATCTTCGTTATATTCGTCTGTATGTGCAGCAACAAACTTGGTCATTGAATTGCAGGCATCTATTTCATCGCATATTGATTTGTGTGCAGTCCTGACACTAGCCATGAAGTCAGTTACTTCCGAAGGTATTGCTACATCTGCTGTAATCTTTCTTTCTATTAGCCAACTAAATCTACTTAGCATACCATGAGCTGTTGTAGCTGCTTTTTGTTTTGCTATTGTACGAAGCCCCGGAGTTACAACTTGATTGCCTTTTTCATCTAGCAATTTAGATCCATCTTCATT